CTAGAAAGAGCGCCGCCCCCAATGGAGTGACGGCTCCATTGGGCACCCCGGAGTGGTACAGGAGGGTTCGAGTCCCTCCCCGGGGTCTAACCTATATACTAAAAATCATGAGTAACATACTTAAACACGCTGACCAAATCATCAATGAGCGGGCAGAGGAAAAGGAGAGACAATACGGACCGTTCATGGAATGCAACCAGAAGGCCGCAGAGATCGCCTCGGTCATTACCGGTAAGCCTCTGACCGCTCTTGACGTGTCTTGGGTTCAAGTGGCAGTGAAAATGGCCCGTGAATCCAATGCACACAAGGAGGACAACCTCCTTGACATGGTAGCCACAATCGGGGCCATCAACAACGAACTCGAGGGTCCCAAGCCGTTAAAAGCTCCGGGAGTAGTACCTACGTACTTCTCAACCATTTCGGAGGCTGTGGACTTCATCCGGATCAGTCCCATCGAGGTGCATGAGATCAAACATGTTCTCACCGAAGAAGGACCCAGAATAGCTGTATACTACTCCCTCAAAGAAGACCAGGGGCAATGTAACCCGTTCACAGAGATGCAATGCAACCCGTTCACAAAGATCAAGATATGAACACACAAGATTTTAAGCCATTCACTAAGAGCTGGGAGGAGATTTATGCCCTCCAGGGGGAGCTCCAGCTCATGTACAGACCACATTTCAAGGAGCGCATCGCGAACTTTGATATCAACACTTTGGAGGATCAGGAGCTTTTCAAAAAACTCTGTTGGCAGATCGTCGAGGAGCTCGCTGAGGCAAAGGAGGCTATCGAGGAGGAGCTCGATGGCGAGCACTTTGATGAGGAGCTGATTGACGCATTCAACTTCATGTTGGAGCTTTACCAGCTTTATGGCATGACTCCTTCTTTCGACTGGACGCTGCCTAAACGGGCACAGGATTTGGAAGATTTTGCGGGGGATCTGCTTACCTTAATCGGACACATTGGCATGACAGCAAACTGTCTCAAGAACCGGGAGTGGCGGCAGTCTCAATATCTGGTAGACCTGGTAGTTTTCGAGGACCGGCTCAAGTGGATATGGACTTATTTCGTCATAATGTTCGAGCATTTGGGTCTCCCCGAGAACCGAGTCAAAGAGCTCTGGTCGTTGAAGTATCAAGTAAATTTGTTTCGCATTAAATCCAAATACTGACATGGGAAGAATATTCAAAGACTGTTTCGAAATGATCCGGGAGATGGATCGGGAGCTCAAGGTTTCCGGCATCACGGTCCCGGTCAACCATTACCAAAACCAAGAACTCAGCGGGGACGACCGGCTCACCAAGGAACTCATCGGAGTGAGCTTTGTCATCTCGAAGCCGTATCTCGGCAAACGTGAGATGCTCGACTTCATGTTCAAAGACGAGGCCGAGCTCATCGAGAAGTATTGCCGAGCAGAGCTCTCCGACCGGCTTGACCGAAACGGGGTCAATCCGGGTAAGAGCTGGGAGATCCGCCGGGACTTGTGGCAGAAGCTGGTGAGCAAGACTCGTCAGGAGGGTCGCTTCGACTACACCTATTCTGAGCGTCTGCACATCTTCCACAAGGGACCCGAAATACACCAGTTGGACAATGTCATCATGACTCTCCGGGACGACCCGCACTCCAGACGAGCAATGGTCATGATCTTCGAGCCGGAGGACACCCGGGCAACAGCCGGGGCTTTGACCCGAGTACCTTGCTCCGTCAGCTACCAGTTCCTCGTCCGAAACAATCGGCTCCACGTGATATATTACATTCGGAGCAATGACTTCTTCAAGCACTTCGCAATTGACATATGGTTGACGGAGGCCATGATGGACTACGTGTTCAACATCCTCGCAGCTACCTACCCCTCTCTCAAGAAGGGCTCTCTGCATTACTTCGCTGGGTCCCTCCATGCATACAACGAAGATCTCTCCAAATGGGTAATCTATTAAGCTATGACTATCGACGAAGCAAGAGCTAAAGCTCATCAGCAATATGACGATTGCATGTTCTGCCCGGGATGCTCGAGGCTCCTGACTGGGCTCCACAGGGGGAGCCAGTGCTACACTAACTGGATCGAGAAGAAGGCACAGCAGATCCTCGAAAATTCGAAGAAAAGACATGACAGGAGGAAGTGAGGAGCCCATCATCATCGGGCTGGCAATAGCAGTAATAATCGGAATAGGGATCGTTTGTCTCATGGACGCTCTCAGAAACAAACTAAAGTGATATGTGTGGAATAAGTATAACGAGAAGGGCTAACGTCATTGACCAGATACAGCATAGGGGCGTCGAATCCGTCCAGATTGCCGAAGGAGGATGGTTCCTCGGCCATGTCCGTTTGCCCATTCAGACTGAACCAGGCGATGGCCTGGCTCAGCCTATAGAGTTAGCCGAAAACAACGGGTGGCTTCTTTACGTGGGGGAGATCTACAACTATCCTACGAGGTATTCCAGCGACGTCGAATACCTTCGGGATTTGTTTGGGACCAACTGCTTGGAGGACATTCTCCTCGAAGCCAACCACTGGGATGGCATGTGGGCAATATGCTGGTACAGGAAGGGTCAAATTATTGCTTTCACCGACCCTCTCGGAAAGAAGCAGCTCTACTACAACCAGTTCGGGGAGATCTGCTCGGAGATAACCCCGTTGGTGTCGAACTTCCGAGACTTCGACCGGTACTACCAGTCGGAAGTGTTCAAATGGGGGTATAACTGGGATGACCGGACTCCGTGGAACACCGTTAAGCGCATCATGCCGAATACTGTCTATTCCTTCGATGACATGAAGGTGAAGCCCACCATTATCCGGAGGGACTACTACAGATGGGGGATAGGGGAACGGAGTCATTTCGCAAAATCCGAGTTCGCCGAAGTCCTCCGGGGCTTGGTCGAGAGGTCCGTAAAACGCCGGGCAATGTACTCTAAAGTCCCGGTCGGGGCTTTGGTTTCGGGAGGACTGGATTCATCCATAGTTGCCTCTATTCTTCATCGAATGGGCCTGGGGGTTAATCTCTATATGGTGGAGAATAATGAATCAAAATTTGGCATGCTATTGTCCGAATTTTTAGGGGTTTCTATCACCTCTCTTGGCCCTATCCCCGATGATGATTGCCTGGAGAGGTGTCTCCGCTACAACGAGACCCCCATCGACTTGGGCTCCATGATCCCCCAGTTCCGACTCATGGAGAAGGTCCGGGAGAAGGTTATTCTGACCGGGGATGGAGCTGACGAACTATTCGGGGGCTATCGCCGAGTAGATGACTACGACTCCCAGCTCTCAGACGTGTTCCAAGAGCTTCCGTTCTACCACATGCCTCGGCTTGACCGGGCTTCCATGAGGAGCACAGTCGAACTCCGGTCACCATTCCTGGGGCATGACGTTGTCAGGTTCGCTCTCCGTTTGCCCAGGGAGGACAGAACTCACAAGCGCATTCTCAAAGATGCTTTCAGCGACATCCTGCCCCGGGAGATTCTCGAACGTCCCAAAGAGCCTCTCAAGTGCCAAAGTATCCGGCAGGATCCGATGGCGTACCGCAAGAAGTGTCACGAAACATTCTACAGCTTATGGCAATAGCTATCGGATATTACCGGGTATGGTTTAAAGAAGACGACTCCAATACGGAGGCTCAGTGGTTCAAAATGACGCTCAGTAAGGGGTCTGTTAGACCTTCCATACGTTCCATAAATCGGGAAGAGGCTTTGTGGGAGATCAAGTTCCGAAAAATGAAAGACGTTACCCCAGGCAATGCCTGGGGCAAGATCTTCGAATCGGATGGCCAACCGTTCAGGAAGGCATTTCAGGAGCTTCCCCTCCACACACGATACAATTTTATCGAAGGGGCAGCTCTCTCATCAGGGGCAACACACCGAGCTCGGCTCGAAAAATACTTTAAAAAATGAAAATCGTAAAAGTAAGAAACGTCAAGACCCCAACCAGAGGAACGAGTCTGTCCGCTGGGCTGGACTTCTACATCCCGGAAGACTTCAAAACCAAACAGGTCTGGCCGGGCGAAGGCATCGACATCCTGACCGGGATCAAAGCTCGGATACCTCAGGGGTGTGCCCTCATCATGTTCAACAAGAGTGGCATTGCTACAAAGCACCAGCTCCAGGTTGGAGCCTGCGTGGTTGACGAAGACTACCAAGGAGAGATCCATCTGCATGTCATGAACGTCGGCAAGGAAGTCGTCATCCTCAAGCCGGGCATGAAGCTGGTTCAGGGTTTGGTGATGCCGGTCTTCTACGTCGGGGTGGAAGTTCTCGAGTCGGAGGACGAGCTTTTCCCGCAATTGACCGAAAGAGGACAGGGGGGCTTCGGGTCCACGGGTGAATAGGCCCCCCGGCCCCAAAAGTTGGTCAAACCATTGTTTCATTGTTTACAATTTTCCCATGGCCCCGGCCCAAAAAGTTGATCAAACCATTGTTTCATTGTTTACAAATCAGGGGGACCCCCGGCCCCAAAAGTTGATAAAACCATTGTTCCATTGTTTATTGGTAAAAATCTCGACAGCCCCTCCCCTAAAATCCGGGGGACCCCTATTGTTTATTGTTTATCTTTCCAATGGAAAGAATCCCAAATCATTGATAATCAATCACTTAAATTAAAACAGCAGTAAACAATGAGAAACAATAATAAACAATCATTGTTTCTCGATAATCGATTGAATATCAATGATTTAGGCCCTTGTAAACAATGTAAACAATAATTTAGGAGGAAAACCTGAATAGGGAATATGAGGAAAATTATGACCAATTTAGGAAATGAAAAATCACAAAATAGAGTGCACAGAAACATTGTTTACATTGTTTCTCGGGAGGAGAATTGGGGTCCTAATCAATTGAATATCAATCACTTAGGTGAGAAACAATAAGAAATTTTATTGTTTACTACTGGTCAAATATTGTTTATTATGGAAAAAACTGAGAAATTGGGGCTACCCCCAACTGGAAAACTTGGAGTGTTCCGCCGATGGCTTGGACTCTACTCAAAAGAGGAGCGGGAGGTCCTGGACTACGCCCGCAAATTGAAAAAGACCACCATGCAAATAGCACGTGGACAGCAGAGTCTGCTGTCCCGTCCGGAATGGATGCGGCACGAGGACTGGCGTGAAGTCCGCAAATTACAAAACAAATTAGAAAGGAGGCGTAGAAAATGATTGCAATTTATCTGTTGGCCATTATCGGCCTGTTCGCTGTTATCGGCGGGATCCGCCAATGGTGGATCAGTCCCAAACGGAAATTGAGCCGATCCATCAAGCAGATGGAGAGAGCGGAGAGACGGATTCAAAAGTTCAAAAAGAAGTCGTAGGTGAGTAGAGTCAGTAGAACTGACAGAGTCAGTAGAACTGGTAGAGTCAGTAGAACTGACAGAGTCAGTAGAACTGGTGCCAAATTGGGCCTTCTCTCGACCCACAAATACTGGACGGCACTCGCGCATATGAAAATTAAAAAAAACATGAAAGCAAAACACTTTAAGCAGTTCGGGAAAAACTGGGCTTTGTACTCGGAAGTCAATACCAAGTACTGTAATTGGACCCCATCCATCGCAACGGTCCACGAAGGCATGATTTGGCCGAACGGCATTTCGGTCAAGTTCCTGTGGTTCGGTGTGACCCTCATTCGCGTAAGCGAATAAATTAAAGATCCCCGGGGCCAAACGCTCCGGGGATTGTTGTGCAGAAATAAATTTTTAATTTGTATAAGGTTTGATTATATTTGAGGCATGGCACGAAGTACATATAAAATGAGTCCGCTCGCCTATATGGAGGAGGGACAGAAAAGGCGAGACGCCGGGGAATTTGTAAAGCCTACCGATGCGGAGGAGCTTTACTTTGCGTTCATTGAGTATTGCAAATTCATGAAGGATAACTATTTCTCCCAAGCTCACGTGAATAAGAATGGCGACGACTGCAGCGTCTACATTTCCCGCCCGATGACCATCGAGTCATTCAGACTGTTCGCTGGGCTCAATCCTGTTGAGTATGGGGAGCTCACGGGAGACCCGGTAGCAGCTGCAATTGGGGGCACCATCGAGGACGCCATCAATTCCCAGCAAATTGAGGGAGCCCTGGTTGGCAAGTACGCTGCCAGCCTCATCCAGGTGCTTCAAGGACGCAAGACCAATGTCAATGTAACGGGAGGCATCACTCTCGAGCAGATAACAGGAATGGAGGTAAAATAAAATGGGACGCCGGCTTCAATTTGACACCAAAGGCAACGAGAAGCAGAAGGAAGTGGCCCGGTTATGGCTTGATGACTCAGTCACTGACATTCTGTATGCTGGCACGAAAGGTGCTGGCAAATCGTACCTCGGGTGTTCCTTGATAGCCGGCGATGCCCTCACCTATCCGGAGACATTTTATTTTATTGCGCGTAAGACGGCCGCTGACCTGGTCCGATACACCATCCCCTCCCTCTACGAGGTATTCACACACTGGGAGATCACGGAGGACTACCACCACTTCAATGGTCAATACAACTTTTTCGAGTTGTACAACAAAAGCCGCATCTACCTCATCGATGCCAAGTACAACCCCAGCGATCCCATGTACGAGAGATTCGGGTCCATGCAGATGACTCGGGGATGGATCGAAGAGGGCGGAGAGTTTATCCGCGAGGCGAAGACCAACCTCCAGGCTTCCATCGGTCGTTGGAAAAACGACGTATACAAGTTGGCCCCCAAGCTCCTTACAACCTGCAACCCGTCCAACAATTTCCTCTATACGGACTATTACAAGCCCTGGAAGGAGAACAAGCTGCCTCCCTGGCGTCGGTTCGTCAAAGCTCTGCCCCAGGACAACAAGACTCTCCCGGACCGATACATCGAAGGGCTTCTCCAGAACCTGACCCAATCGCAGATCGAGCGATTGGTATTTGGCAACTGGGAGTATGACGACGACCCGAATTGGCTGGTCGATTATGACGCAGTGTGCGACATGTTCAGCAATGAGTTCGTACTCCCGACAGGCGATAGGTTCATCAGCACTGACCTTGCCGGGAAAGGTCGAGACAGTTGGGTGGTTGGAACCTGGGACGGCATGGTCTGTCGGATCCCCATCGCCAAAGGCTTCTCGGAAGGCAAGGAGATGGAGGAGAAGATCGCCAAATTGGCTACAGGCCTGAAAGTCCCCAGATCCAGCATCGTCTCTGACGCTGACGGACTTGGGTTCTACCTGGAGAGCTATCTGAAAGGCATCCGGGAGTTTCACGGAGGACAGTCAGCCGTTGACTCCAAGACGTACAACAACATCAAGTCGGAGTGTGCATTCAAGCTGGCGGAGCTCATCAACAAGCGCCAGATCCACATCATCTGCTCCCCCGAAGTTCAAGAGAAGATCAAGCAGGAGATGACGGTCCTCAAGTCTAAGAACACGAACTCCGCTGAACAGAAGCGAGAGCTCATCTCCAAGGACACTATGAAACAGCTTCTTGGCAGATCCCCGGACTTTCTGGACATGCTCATCATGCGAATGATATTTGAGATAAAGCCGAAGGCGACTGGCATGAAGTCCGCCAAAATCATAATCCCCGCAAAACGATGACCTTACCTATCATAGAACACATACGCTTGATGCTTCAAGACCTGGCACCTGGAGCAGTGTTTGAGTGCGACCAGGCTCGGATGCTGAATGTCAAAGTGGACACAATGCCTCGATTTGAGACTGGGCTCAACGGAGAGGTCATCAAGGACTCAAAGGGGAATCCGGTCAGCACTACGTTTATCTACATCGAGGAACCGACTCAGGGGTACTATGACATACCGTACAGAGGCCACCAGAGACAGCGATTGCCTTTGATGATCTATTTCTGTAAGTTCGAGCCGATGGGGAATGACGCCTACAAAGGTGACACCCCATTCAGTACTGAGTCCAAGACGACATCGAGGCTCATCCTGAGAGACGAGCTGGAGAGAACGCTCGTAAGACCCTTCCTCCTTCGGTTGAAGACTTCCAGACTTGGCATGCTTTACCCGGAGATGATGAGCACGGTACGAATAGTCTATCCATCTGCCAGATTTGATGCTAACGAGGTCAGTGTGGGCATTGAGTTGACTACATATTCCGACTGGTGCATTTGGGCCGAAGATCCCGGCATGGACCTCATAGGCAAAAGATTAGTAGACTTGCCTGTTGGTACTGACCTGTCCGGCAGAGTGATCCGATGCGTGACCCCCGAGTCCATATTCCCAGCTTCCCCAAATGTTCCGGGCTATACCCCTTGGCGTCTTAACAACACGAAGAGACTTATTATGTCTATCGGGAATACGAGTGGAGCTAGCAGTCACACATTCTTACGAGTATACATTGCGGCGGGGGGATTAGATTGGACCGAGGCATTTTTCTCAATCATACAGTCTAACCCGGGGGACAGGAACTTGTGGTGTAACTCAGGTTGTACAGTCAAGGCCCCCGAAGGATCGACGATCTTTAGCCTGGCTCCCGAGGTATTTAAGCAATATCCATTCAACACGCTCACAATAGTAGGATGATACAGCGAATCGACATACAAGGTGGTCAGATGACGTTCGGCCAACGCATAGAGCTTGGTCGGATTATCACTGAAAAGGAGCTGACCGACATCGACAAGATGAAGGAAGGAATGCAATGTCTTGGGGTCAAATGGAGTCTGAGGAACACCTCAGAAATTGTCGAGTACTGGTACGAGGTTCTCATGGGCATTAAGTACTGGATCGAACGAGAACAGACTGAGCTCAAGTATGAGCCCAGTGCCGAGGAAAAGGCAGCCGGCATTGCTCAACTCTCTTTGGTGGTTGGCGAGATGGCCACCATCACTGCACTGGCCAAGGACTACTCGAAGGACCCGGATGAGATTCTGGAATGGAAATACGGGAAGGTGTACAACCTCCTTTTCACCAACTTGCAGAGCCACCTCTTCCGGGAGCGACTGAACAAGGAACTGGAGCGCAAGGCTCAACAAAAAGCCAATGCTCGCAAACCCAGAAACAAATGGCGGTAGGACTGGAACAGATATTGGCTGAGGGACTCACCCAGATGAGGAGTGAGATTATCCGGGCATCGCAGGACGCCGGGCAGGAAGCTTCGGGCAGAACCTATGCTCAGATAACAGTGCAGACGGGACGGGAAGGCGAAACAGTTTGGGGAACGATCGAAGCTCCAAACTACTTCTACACTCTCATACGAGGACGAGGCCCTGGCAAGATCCCCGCCAATCTGGGGCAGATAATCATGGAGTGGGCAAAGCTCAAAGGCATCACCTTCTCGGACCCCAAGGACCTGGTCCGATTCGGAAATGCCACTGCATGGAAGATAAAGCGAGAGGGCTCAGAGCTTTACCGCAATCACATTTATGTTGACTTGGTGGACACTCCTGCGGACAACTTCGAGGAGTATCTGTCTCAGCATTTGGACAAGATGATGAAGGTCCTCATCGAGGAGTCCTTCACTCCTGACAACAATATGGACCACGGATATATAATATAGCGCGATATGGCAATCACCAAACAACCGGCTGACGACTCCCTGTTCTCAGCATATTCGCAAATACCAGTTGAGACCGACAACCTAACATCCGGGCTTGAGATCAAGACTCAGAGCCCCGATAAGGCCGACATGATCTCGCTTAACATCATTGACAACGAGCGATCCGAGGTGCTTGACAACAGTGCCGGCGGCGATGAAGAATGGTTCAGAGAGTTCGTAGTACCCCGGAGGATGGAACCCGGAGAATGGTATGCTTTTCGGGTTGGCTCTGTCACAGCGAACGTGGAAACTCCCCTGACGGTCATACTATACCAAGGAGACGCAGAAGGCCATGGGGTGGTCTTGGTTGCTGTGGCCGACCTAACGATTGGCTCTCCCACGACATGGCTTGCCCAAGTCCCGCCTACCGAAAGCGTTACATACGATACCACGGTCCTGAGAATATATGCTGGGCAGGCAGGATCAACATCTGGTGTGAAGGTAACACTGAACAACATGTCTTTGGCCTACGGGAAGAACTTTATCGGCTATAGCCCCAGCTCAGTGAAAGCAGCAAACTCACTAACTGAAAGCATCGACATCTACAGAGACTCGGGATTCGGGGCGAAGAAGAAATACGATCTCAGCTTTTTAGCTAAAGCTGGGTTCCGGGATCGTCCCAGAACATCCCCGTACACTGACACAAGAATCTACTTTGGCATTGACTACAACCTCATATCGGCATACGCCTACAGAGGCATTGGCGAACAGGATTTCAATGTACGGTATGCCTCCCGAGGAGTACGACCCCGAGGGCACACCGCCAACTTCACCAGGTCAGATATAGGACTGGCATTGACTGACAGAACTCCTGACAACAACAGGAATCTGTACGTAAAAAAATACTCCGGGTATCCATACTTCGTCACCCTGTTCCCGAAAGGAGTTTCGGGAATTAGTCCCGCTATCTCGGTCGACGTTAGTATTAAGCTAACTGGGGAATCGACAGAAGATCAATTTGGCATTTCCAGCCGACTCAACATCCCGCTTGTGTACGAATTTGAGGACGAGGATGCTGACGGAGCTGACTACGTAAAACTCAGCATTTCTGGTGGAGTACTTCCTAATAGAGCATGGAATATCATATTTGTCGACACGGAGGTACCTTGCAACCCATTCTATGTTCGCTGGATAAACCGAAAAGGCGGATGGGATACGTACATGTTTGAGCAACACAAGAAGTATACTCAGGAAGTTGACAGAGGAGACCGATACGTGTTGGCTAATGCCCGGGATCCTTATGCCTCAGAGACGAGGGGGGAGTTAGCTCTGGAGGTTAAGAACATAGTCCAAGCCGGAGCAGAACAGCTTGACGAGAACGACTTCAACCTGCTCGAAGGGATTGCTCTCTCGCCTTTGGTCCAGGTTTACAACTATCAAATCAAGGCATGGCAACGAGTCCTCGTAGATGATAGTGATCTGACTTGGGACACTAAATCTCCCCGGAACACTGTTAGCTACGAGTTCCAACTTATTGACGAACAAACTCAGTGGTAATATGAACTACGAACTACTCATGAAAGGCATTGACGGCGAGGTCTGGTCACTGGACCTCCCGCTGGATGCTCCTGCGATGAATTACCAGATCAACAATCTGGCGGAGCTGAAAGACCGTAATGCCTCGTACTCCCAGCGGATCAGCCTTCCCAGGACGACCCACAATGAGCAAGCATTCCAATTCAGTTTTGTAATTGGCTCGGGGTCCTATGTGCCATACATGAAGTTTCCTTGCCAGCTATTCTATGAGGGAGCACTCATATCCCCGGCTGGAGCAGTATTGAACATCGTAGACGTATCAGATACATCGATCGGGGTCCAGATCCTCGGGGCAAATGCTGACTTGTTCGACACACTAAACAACACTGACGCGAAGGACCCCGGGGATGGTATGTTCCTCCTCAAGTGGTACACGGACACAATGGGACAGACTGAGAGATACCTCACCGGTCCTGATGGGGTTGAAGTCCTGTACTTTTGGCTGTATGCAACTCTACAGAAGAATCCGAACGTGCCCCCGGTCTCGATGGAGGCAATCCGGCAAGTCCGAGAGTTGGACAAGTTCTACCCCCACCTCAACTGGTATGATCTCGTAACGTGGATCTTCGCCCGAGAAGGTTACAGTCTTGAGACCGACGTGGATTCAGTTGACCGGAGTGAAATGTTTTTACCTTGCACTTACCCCGTTTTGGCAGACAATCCCAAGGCCCCGAAAGCATCCGGAACTGGCTGGATACGAGACCCCTCGATTGGCACTACGGTCGGCGTGATATGGCAAGGTTCCCCCGGAGTAACTCTCAGTGACCCGGTCGCCGGACGTTTGATTATGGGCACCGCACCCGGAACATTCAACTGGATGACTCTATGGGATACTACAATCACGTTTAGTTTCGCATGGTCCAATCCTTCTCCCCTCCAAAATGGTTCGGTGATAGTCAAAGTTACCCACTACAAGAACGACGGAACCAATGCTATAGTGTTGGACAGAACTTGGTTATCGGGATCTTCCGGCAGCGTTTCGGTCGACATCCCGATGGAGGCAGGAGAGCACATACTGGTGTCCGGGGCTCTCGACACAGGCAATTACTCTCCCACTCGGTATGACATGAGATTCCCGGTCAGCATTACTGCTCCTCCCGCGCCGGAAACTTCCCCGGGGGATAAGCCCCAGCCCGGGCTAACCTATGACCTCCTGGCTTCGACTGGATTTAAGAGCTTGGGGGACATAGTCAAAGCTTTCTTCCAGTTGTTCGGTCTGACTATAGACGTGAATTCCGCCACCAAAGTAGCAAGAGCATACTCGGTTCAGGAGTTCTACAACAGACGAAGCTCGTCCGGGAAAAATTGGTCTGACAAGCTGATAAAAGGCAAGGACACTAAACTTACGTTCCAGTTGTCCAACTATGCCCAGTCCAACGAGATAAAGCTGGAGGATAACAAGGACAACAATGTTACTGACTCGTACAAGTTCAGCATCCCGGACGTCAATCTCCAGCCTAATAAACTTCTGTTCCAAATTGGGTTCTTGGCAGGGCTCAACCAAGCCCTTTTTGATGAGGACACTACAAACAAGGTTCATATACTTGCTAACTACCCGATTTGGACTATCAATAGAGACCGGATGGAGAACGGTGAACTGACCGAGACAACTTGGGAGTACAATGCTCTCAGTAAGCCTATGGTCGTCCATATCAGTAAGTTTGACTATATGTGGCCACAGGTAAGCGTCGGCTATAGCCTTACCCGAGTCCGACTATACACGGCGTATTTCAAAAATTTGAATTACTACGTTCCTAAGTACTACGACAAGCTCATCAACAATATCCTCAAAAGACCGAAGATACTACAGACCCAGATCCTTTTGGACTCGCTCGACATTCAAAGTCTGGACTTGTTCAACCCGGTATGGCTGGAAGAGCATGGGTTCTGGTTCTACGTTTCCAAGATCAACAACTTCCAAGCTGGAAAGATAACCAAAGTAGACCTAATACGAATGTGATATGGCCGAAGAACAGAAAAGTACAATCTACAATGTCCGGGTAACAGCTGAGGATGCCCTCAAAACGTTAGCCGAACTGAAACTCCGGTCCCAGGAGCTGAGGGATCAACAGAAGGCTCTGGGCAAAGTAACCGAGGAGAATGCTCAAGAATACTATGCGCTTGACAACCAGATCAAGGCAATCAACAGCGAGGCGAACAAGTACCAGAAGCAAATCCAGAACAACATTAAGCTCCAGAACCAACAGGAGGCAAGTTTAGCAAAACTTAGAACCCAGTTGGCTTTGGACAATGCCGAGTTTGCAGAGCTGGGCAACTCAATGCAGGACGCGGCTCGTAAAGCCGAGCTCGGCAAGCGCATTGCAGAAACCACCGAGGAGCTCAAAGCTCAGGAGGAGGCACTCGGGGACTATCGCCGGTCAGTTGGTAACTACGAGAAGGCAACGGATAACCTGAAACAGGAGCTCAACGACTTGACGGACACTCTCATCCGGATGGCTCAAGCCGGGGATACGAGTTCAGCATCCTTCAAGGAGATGGTCAAGCGAGCTGGGGAGCTCAAGGCGGCAGAGGACACGGTCAATACAGCCATCGACCAGACTGGACGAGGAATCGACACACTGGTCGCTGTCACGGATGCAACTTCGGCAATCACTTCCGTCTACGGTTTATGGACTACGGCCACTCAGGTACTGGGGAGCGAGAATGAGGAGCTCAATGCTACCATGACGAAGATGATAACCATCATCACGGCTCTTTCCTCTTTGTCTTCTCTCCAAGCAGCTCTCTCCAAGACCGAAGCCACTTATCGAGCTGCATCTAACTTGGTTCAGCTGGTTGGCATCAACCAGACTCTCGCCGAGACGAAAGCGATAGCTGCTAAAAATGCCGTACAAGGAGCTGGCAACATCCTCACCAAAGCAGCAGCAGCTGCCACATGGCTTTGGAACGCGGCTTTGGCTGCCAATCCCGTTGTATTGGTGGCAGCGGCAGTGGGTGGATTGGTGGCTGGAGTGGTTGCTCTTACGAACGCATTTAACAGTAACACGGAAGCTCAAGAGAGAGCAACCCGGGCAATGGAGGCATACAATCGAGCTGCCGAAGCCTCCACGTATGTACTGGATCAGATCGAGACCAAGCGGAACACTCTGTCCAAAGCCGAGGAGATCCGGGGCAAACGGGAGATCGAGAACCTAAAAGCCAACCATGCCACGTCGGAACAGATCGCCGAAGCTCAGCTCAAAACAGCCAACAAGCTCCGCGAGATTGAAATGAATGCAGCTCGTCAAAGACAGATGGCTGCAATGGATGAGTTCGACTCCTTGAAGAAGGTGATTGCAGCCAAGGAGGAAGAGCTCAACACGTGGTCAGGAAGCTTGGACAAATACAAGGAGGCCAAAAAGGAACTCGACGACTTGAAAGGCCGATACCAAGAACTGTTCCGGACAATTGAGAATGAGGGAGCCGCAGTTGCTAACTTGGCTCTCAAGACTGCAATAGCCAATCGGGAGGCTCAGCAGTCCATCGCCGATAAGGCTCTGGAAGTTGCTTTGAGGAACTCGGAAGCCATGCAGAAGATCCGGGAAGACGACCTCAGGTTCCAAACAACATCCCAGTCCACGAGCATCGCCATACGGATGGAGTATGAAAGAAAGCTCTACAAGGCAGCTCAGGACGGAGCCCGGGAGCGTCTCGCTCTCCAGAAAGCTCACGGCAAAATTACTAACAAGGAGTATCAGACGGCTCTGAATGCCATGGCTCGGTCTGGCAAACAGTTCTACGAGAACCAAGCCAAACAGCTCAATGACTACCTTGCTGGGGTGAGAGCCAACATATTGGCTGTAGCTTCCGGAGGCACAGTCGACATGCAGATTGCCCAGGTGACTCAGAAGTACCAGGACGCCATGAAGGAACTGGCCAACATTCAGCCTCCCCAGTTCGTGAGAGGTATGAGCGAGGAGGTATACCAGAAAGAGTATGCCGCTTATGAGCAGTTCCTGGTCAACAGAGCCGAACTCGAGAAACAGATTCAGCAGAACCTCCAGGATGAAATCAAAAAGATCCGAGAGACCGCTACCAAACAGCAACTTGACCGATTCAACCAAGCTCTCACCGAACAGTATGCCGAGGACCTCTCAAAGGCAGCAGACAACGAGAGGAAGAAGCTGGAGCTCGAGAATGAGATGCTCGAGAAACAAATCGAAGCCAGGAAAGCTGCCGGGGAGAAAACCTATGAGCAGGAGGCCCAGCTCCGAGCCAACAATCTTCGTCTCCAGCAAATGGACCTCGACAAGGAGCTCGCTCAAGCCGAGTTAAATCACAAGTCCAAGTATGAGATCCGGAAAAGGTATCTGGAGGCAGAGTTGGCAGCAGCTCAAGGAATCGAGGACGCCATTGCTCAGATCCAACTCGAGATGGCTGAGAATGAGGAGGCTTTATGGGAAGAACGGATCGAGAAGCTCCGGGAGTATGCCGAAATGGCATCCGGCTTTGCTAATGCTTTCAACGACTTGGCCAGTGCTCTCGGGGAGCGCCGGGTCCAGGAGGTAGAAGAACAATACAGCCGGGAGGAACAGGCATTGGCGAATATGTACGCCAATGGTCAAATCACAGAGGCCAAGTATAACGAGAAGAAAATCAAGATGGAGAAGCAGAAGGAGAAAGAACTGGCCAAAATCGAACGGGAGCAAGCTATCCGGGAGAGAGCAATGGGCTCCTTCGAGATTGGCATCAATACTGCCATCTCCATCATGGCATCGGCTAAAAAGGGATTCCCTTTGGCTATCCCGTTCATTGCAGCAGCTGCGGCTTTGGGAGCAGTCCAGATGGCAGCTCTTTGGGCAGCTCCTCTGCCGAAAGCCGCAAGAGGTAAATACATTGAGGGGCCCAGTCATGCCGCTGGAGGAGTGCACATTGAGGCGGAAGGAGGCGAGACCATCATTAACAAGAAGTCGAGCCGCATGTTCCTGCCTCTTCTGTCAGCCATAAACGAACTCGGTGGCGGAGTACCGTTCACTAAAGTTGGATCGGACGGGGGATATGCTATCCGATCATTCGCTGAGGCGTCGGAGCCCATGAATCGGCTTGACATGGAGAGAGCAATTCAGAAAGCATTTGGCCAGGTGAGAGTGGTTGCTACAATCGAAGATATTCGGAGGGAAGATGCTAACTACGTGCAGATTCAGGACCGGGCTAATTTTTAAATAATCCAGCACAAATAGTATTTCAATATCTATTAGGAATAATTATATTTGTATCGAAATAATTTGGCACATGATATTCATAAATTTAAAAGGCGCAATTGACTCCGAAGAGAATCGGGTCATGATGGAGCTTTGGGGTGGGACCTCAGAGATCTGCTCCGTGGAGACCTTCCGCCGGGTACTTGATGAACACCCCGATGAACAGGAGGTGTGCATCAACATTGACTGTGACGGGGGCTCTGTTGAGGAGGGCTTCAAGATTTACGACCTTCTTCGCATGAGCGGAAAAACACTCTATACAAACATTGTAGGGGGATGCCACTCGATGGCAGTGTGCATCCTGCTGGCAGCTCAGGCAGAGAACCGGTCGGCAAACAGGAATTGCCGGGCACTCATCCACCGGGTATACATGCCTGTCGGGGATTGGCTCACTTCCGACGATGCCCGCAGCATTGCCGAGGAGCTTGCTCTGGAGGAGGAGGCTATTCTCGACGTGTACGTCGAGAGAACAGGTCAGGACCGAGAACGGCTCCGCAATGTCATGCATGAGGAACGCATCCACGATGCCAAATCACTTCTTGACTTGGGATTCATTTCCAAAATCAATTCATACAACACAAACCAAATTTTTAATGCTATGGCAAAAAACGAAAAAAGCGCTTATGAGAAGTTCATGAGCAAGGTCAAAGCATTCCGGAATGGCAAGAAAGGCGCTCCCGCCAACTTCGACTATCTGGATGCTGAGGGTCAGGTCGTTCTCCAGACCGTAGGGGAAGAGGACAATCTGGCAGAAGGTGTAGAGGCAACTCTCGCCAACGGCGAGACGTCGGGCACTGTCGTCCTGGAGGACGGTCGGGTAGTCACTGTCGAGGACAACATCGTCACCAAAATCGAGGAGGAGGAGACCGAGTCTCTCGAGGACCGCGTTGCAGCGTTGGAGACGATGCTCGACGAGGCAACGAACCTCATCGAGGAGCAGGAGAACGAACTCCGCAACCTCCGCGGTAGCAACTACCGCCCGAAGAACCGCAAGACGGTTCTGCCCGGGGGCAAGAAGGCCGATCCCTCGGCAGCCGACCTTAAGAACGAAGCCCGCGAAAAGCTCCAGAAGGTCAACGCTGCCAAAAAGATTCTCAAGTAGTCAAACTCAAAAACTTTAAGAACTATGGCAGCTAAAAATGGCGGATTCCTTGACATGGACAAGTTCACTTTTTGTGGACGTGTCATTCAGGCAATCTCGGAAATGATTATGGAGGACACCATTCAGGGTCCTGACATCAACTCTATCCACACAGTCTTCCCCGACATCGTCACCAACACCGAGGTAGGTTACATCGGCGAGGGCGGCATGGTCGGCGTGGTCAACACCGGGTGTAACCCGACTCCTCAGCCGTGGAACATCAACACCCGCAAGCTGAAATGGGAGCCCGGTCTCTGGGAGATCCTTCTGTCCCAGTGTTACACTGACCTCCAGCGGTCGGCAACTATCTACTCTCTCCGCACCGGCGTCGACATTCCGGACTTCACGGATACGGACTACATGAACATCGTCATCGAGGTTCTAGAGCGCTCCATTATGGATTTCTGGTACCGCCTGTTCTGGTTCAACGACAAGGCCGCCAAGAACGTTGCCGACAGCGGTATCATTACGGATGGTCTCGACCTGAAATTTTTCACCATCATCAATGGTTTCTGGAAACAGATTACCGCCCAGGTTACAGCCAATCCGTCCCAGCGCGGAGCCACCATTACGGAAAATGCTGGGGCATCCTATGCAGCCCAGAAGCTTACTCCGGCCAAGGCAAAGGAATACATTCAGTCGGTCGTGTTCAGTGCCCCGCTTCTGCTCCGTCAGCAGTCTGACAAGTTTATCCTCGTTACCCAGTCGGTCTACGATGCCTATCAGCAGTCTCTCATGGACGCTTGCTGTCTCGAGTCGGCTCGCTTGGCTCTGCTGAATGGCATGGAGGCTCTCAGCTTCAATGGCATTCCGGTCATCGCAATGCCCATCTGGGACAAGATCATCGCTACGTCGGAAGACACTGGCAAGAAGCTCAACAATCCCCATCGAATTCTCTTCACCTCGAAGAGCGTCCTCGGCATAGGTGTTGATGCAATCGACAGCTTCGAGAAGATGCGGATCTGGTACGAGTACAAAGACCGTGCAGTCTACGTAGAACTCATGGGTCGGGCGGATGCCAAGCTCACCAACCCGGACCTGTTCTCGGTAGGTATCTAATCCTCAAAAATCTAAGAAAATGGCAGGACTTGATTGTTCTAAAATCAAAACAGGATTCACCAACCAGGTGTGTGGTAAGCCGGCAATCGCCGGCACCACCGCCAGGGTGATTCTCCTCAGCTACTCGGACGTCGACAAATCGAAGTCTGTTGTAACTGACAACGTTATCTCTTCGCTCATCCTCAAGGCCGGTGCCACGGGTTACGAAGTCGACTCGCTGCCCAACGCAACAGTTGGCTCGGACACCATCAATGCTGGCACGTATCTCAAGACCCACCAGCACAACGTGGTCGTCCGGATCTTCAAGAAGTCGGAAGCAGCCAAGAAGTTCGTAAACGGCCTGACCAATGCCCGCGTCATCGCTATCGTCGAGAACAACGACACCGGAGACAACGGGGACACCAAGTACGAGGTGTATGGCTGGGACTCTGGGCTGGAGCTCACCGAAATCACGGTTACGACCGAGATGACCGACGGCGTCGCATACCAGGTAACTCTGGCCAATGGCACAATCGCTCAGGAAGGTTCGCTCCCGATGAGCCTCTTCAACACGGACGAAGCCACCACTGACCTCATGGTGGAGGGTCTTCTGACGGGAGGCAGCACCGGGTGTACGGTAAAGGGCATGATGGAGTTCCTGAATAGTACTGATGAGTCCGTAGGAAATATGGTTCCCATCACCCTGACTCGAGACAGCTGTCAGGCAATTACCAAAGTGAACATGCCCGCAGCTCCTACGTCTCCGAATCCGGCTGTTGCATTCCCGGGATCGGGACTTCCGGCATT